TCGGCGAGGCGATCGCCGCGGTGACCCCGGTCCTGGTCGAGATCGCCGACGTCCTGGCGGGCGCGCTCGCCCAGGTCCTGCCCGTCATCGCCGACATGATGGCGCGCCTGGCTCCGATCGTCGGCCAGGTGTTCGCGGCCCTGACCCCTCTGATCCCTCCGCTCCTGTCGATCGTCGAGGCGTTCCTCCCGCTCCTGCCTCTGGTGGCGGACCTGGTCTCGGCGCTCCTGCCCCCGCTGGTGGACCTGTTCGTCGCCGTCCTGGAGCCGGTGATCGAGCTGGTGGGTGCCCTCGCCGAGGGCCTGGCCCCGGTCCTGCAGGTCGTTGCGACCGCCTTGGCGGAGACAATCGAGTGGGTCGTCGGCCTGGTCGAGGGGTTCGTGGGCCTGCTCACGGGCACGATCGACGTGGGCGACCGGCTCTCCGACGTCTGGGGTGCGATCAGCTCGACCGCCCAGGACGTGTGGAACAACCTCATCGGCTTCGTCGGGGCCCTGCCGGGCCGAATCTGGGACGGCCTGCGCTCGATCGCCACGACCGTGCACACCAACGTCGTCGGCGCCGTCGCCGGGATCCGTGACGGGATCCAGGCCAAGTTCACCGAGGCCGTGGACTGGGTGGGTGGCATCCCGGGACGCATCCTCGGCGCGCTCGGCGATCTGGGCACGATCCTTCTGGGCGCCGGTCGGGCGATCATGGAGGGCCTGTGGAACGGGTTGCGCGAGAAGTGGGAGGACGTCCAGGACTGGGTCGGGGGGATCGGTGATTGGATCGCCGACCACAAGGGCCCCAGGGCCTATGACCTGAGCCTCCTCCAGCCCGCTGGTAGCTGGATCATCCAGGGCCTGCTGACGGGCCTGGAGGACGGGATCCCGCAGCTGCGGGCGACCTTGGCGCGCGTGACGGACGAGATCAGTGTGGGTGTCCCGTCGCGGTTCGCCGCGGTCACCGTCGCCGACGCCACCGCGACTGACGACGAGGCCGGTGCTGTGGGCGCGGTCCACATCGATCACCTGACCCTCAGCGCCGACGACGTCCGTGAGTTCGTGGACCTGGCCGACTTCGCCGGTTCCATCCGTCGCCTGGCGCAGCAGAGGGGCGGTGTCGGTCGTGGCTGAGTTCGTCTCGTTGTGGCGGGCCTACGGCAGTGGTGGGCAGATGCGCGCCGAGCTGTATCTGTCGGACCCGCCGGCGATCACCAAGGACACGGCCACGGTCACTCAGACCGCGCTTGCGCGGATTCGCACGACCGCTTCGATCACCGACACGTTCAACTCCAACGTCTTGAACGGGTCGATCGCTGCGTCGGACCCGAACAAGTCCGTGGTCCACGGGTCCGGCGGTGGTGTGACCGAGGTGTGCCTGGGCATCGGGGCGATAGCCACGGTGTACGGGGCGCCGGTGGTGGTCACGGTCACGGCGACGCTGTCCGGTTACGAGATCGTCTCCGGGGCCACGGCGGTGGCCGGGTCGGTGACGATCCCCGCCCGGCCCTACCAGCTGCCGGCCGCCCCGACTGGGGTGGCCGCGGCCCGCAACTCCGACACCTCGCACACGGTGACGTGGACCCGTCATGTGAGCACGGCGGCCCCGTACTCGGCCCAGAGGGTGCAGCGGTCCACCGACGGTGGGGCCTGGGCGACGGTGGCTACCGTCAGCGCCACGGCGACCTCCTACACCGATCTGACCACCGGTGCCGATCACTCCTACCGGTGGCGTGTCGTCGCGGACAACTCCTCAGGGTCGACGGCGTCGGCGGCGTCGTCGACCCTGTACACGACCCCGAAGGCCCCGGGGACCCCGGTTGCGGTCAAGAATGGGTCGAACATCGTCCTGACGTTCACCAACACCGCACGCCACGACGTGGGGGTCAAGGTCTACGAGTCCGTCGACGGTGGGGCTTTCGCCCTGGTGGACACGGTCGCGACGGCGGACCTGACGACGTGGACGCACATCGCGCCGTCGGCCGAGGTCACCCACGCCTACAAGGTCGCCACCTACAACGGGGCCCTGGTCTCGGCCCTGTCGGCGGCGTCGAACACCGTCCAGCTCCTGGCTGCCCCTGCCGCGCCGACGGGGTTGGGACCGTCGGTGGTCCGTGACGCGACCGAGGACGTGGTCCTGGTCTGGACGCACAACCCCGTGGACTCCTCGCCGCAGTCGGCGTTCCAGGTCCGTCACCGCGAGCTCGGGGCCGGGGAGTGGACGACCGAGACCCCGGTCACGTCTACGACGTCGTCGTGGACCCTGGCCGGGGGGACCTACACCAACCCCGACACGGTCGAGTGGCAGGTCGCCACCAAGGGCGCGCACGCGGACTACTCGCCGTGGTCGGCGACCGCGACGCTGCCGTCCTCGACCCGGCCGACGGCCACGATCACGACCCCGGCCGACGCGACCCAGGTGGAAACCTCAACCCTGTTCGTGGCGTGGGCTTACCACGACGCTGAGGGTTCGGCGCAGTCCGCGTGGGAGGTCAGGCTCTATGACGGCGTCGGGGCCTTGGTCGAGACCACCAGCGGCGTCGGTGCGCCGACGTCGACGACGATGGCGACGGTCGTCGGTGACGCCACCTCGTGGTCGGTGTGGGTGCGGGTCGCCGACGGCGCCGGCTTGTGGTCGGCGTGGGACACCGCCGCGTTCACCGTCGCCTACGCCCTGCCCACCCCGGCGGTCCTGGTCCTCACCTGGGACCCGGTCACGGCCACGGTCGCCCTGGAGATCACCAACCCCGTGGTCGCGGAGTTCGCCTTCCCGTTCGGCAGCGGCGACTTCGGTGACGGGGGCTTCGGCGGGAGCGCGTTCGGTGGTGTCGTCGCCCCCCCGGTCGTGCAGAACCGGGTGTGGCGGTCCGCCGGTGGTGGGTCGTGGGAGCTGATCGCCACCGGTGTGCCGCCCGACACCACGATCATCGACTGGTCGGCGCCGACGACCGGTGACGTCGACTACCGGGTCGAGGCCTTCTCCGGCCTCCCGTCGGTCGCCGTGACGCAGGAGACCGTCACCACCGGTGGCACGACCGCGGTGTTCGTCTCCGCCAGCACCGAACCCGGTGGCGGGGACTTCTCCGTGGTGTGCGTGGCCGGGCACAGGCAGACGGTCACGCAGAGTCGGGGCCGGCTGCGGGTCCTCAAGACCTACGCGGGCCGCACCTACCCCCTCGAGCGCGCGGGCCAGGCCAAGGAGCACACCCTGACGCTGAGCGCCGAGCTCGTGCCTGGCGTCGATTCCAGCCCCGAGCAGTGGCTGGACCTGGCGGACCTGGCGGGCCCGCACCTGTGGCGCGACCCGGACGGGCGCCGGGTCCTGGTGTCCGTTGCCACACCGCGGATCGTCCGTCCTGTCGGTGGGGTCAGCCACGCCCTCACCCTGGTCGCGACCCGTCTGGACGGGGTCCCCACATGAGCACCGGGTACCACCCGCCCGTGGCCGACCCGCTCCTGACCCACCGCACCGAGTCGTGGCGGACGGACCTGATCGCCCGCGACGGGGCCCCGCTGGGCACCCTGACCGGGATCACCGGTGGTGGCGTCGACCACAACGCCGCCCGGGTGCTGCACTCGGGTGGGTCGCTGGACGTCGACGACCTCGCCCAGGTGGCCGACTGGCTCGACCTGCGGGTCCGCGTGTGGTGGCAGGTCGCCGGGGTGGACCCGTGGCCGCTGGGCACGTTCGTGTGCTCCGCCCCGGGGGAGGCGCACACCGAGCCCGGCCGGTCGTGGTCGGTGGACCTGCTGGACCTGCTGTCCGTCCTCGACGGCGACGGGATCGCGGGCTCGTACTCCCTGCCCGCGGGGACCGTCGTCACCGACGCCGTGCGCGTCCTCATCACCGACACGGGCGAGACCGCGCTCGCGGTCACCGACTCCGAGGCGACCCTGGCCGCGGGCTGGGCGTGGGAGCCGGGGACCTCCCGGCTGCGGATCATCAACGACCTCCTCACCTCGATCAACTACTTCGCGCTCCACACCGACGCCTACGGGCGTTTCGTCGCGGCCCCCTACGTGGTCCCGGCCGGCCGCGAACCCGTGCGCGACCTCACCGCCGATGCGATCGTTGCGCCGGACTGGACCGGCGACCAGGACCTGACCGCGGTGCCGAACCGGGTCGTCCTGATCGGTCAGGGCTCCGGGGACACCGAGGCTCTCGTCGGGGTCGCGGAGAACACCGACCCGGCCTCCCGCCTGTCGATCCCGACCCGGGGCAGGACGCTGACCCACACCGAGACCGGCGTCGAGGCCGCCTCACAGGCCGTTCTGACCGCCCTGGCCGTCCGCCGCCTGGTCGACCTGTCCACCCCGTCCGCGACGCGTACGATCGCCCACGCACCGGTCCCCCTGGCCCTGCACGACGTCGTCGTCCATGACGGGGTGCGGGTCGCGGTCAGTTCCTGGTCACTGGCGTTGGAGCTCGGCGCCGACATGCGCACCGGTCTGCGGGAGGTCCTCCTGTGAACGTCCCGGAGATGCTCGAGGTGTTCCTCCTGCCGGCGCTGCCCGCTGGCCGGGATGCGTGGGGGTGGGCGAGCGTCACCCAGGCCTCCCCGCTGCGGGTCCGCCTCGACGGCGACGCCGCGGCGCTGGACCTGACACCCGACACCCTGACCGGTGAGCTGGCGGTGGGTCGGCGCGTGTGGGTCCAGATCACCGGTGGCCGGGTGATCGTGCATGGCGCCTCGGGTGGGCCCTGACCCGTGCCGGGCCTCGACCGGTCGCCACCGTCGACGGGTGGCGCCCGGATCATCATCCATCGCTGTCGACGACGACGGAGGGACGTGACGTGGCGATAGACCTTGATGATCTTGCAGACGGTACGACCAGCTGGGGCAGCCCTCTGAGGGGTCACCTGGAGGAGCTGGACACCCAGGGCACCGACGCGGCCGCGGCCGCGGCCGCGGCCCAGGGCACCGCCGATGACGCGGCCGCGGCCGCGGCCGCGGCCCAGGGCACCGCCGATGACGCGGCCGCGGCCGCGGCCGCGGCCCAGGCGGTCGCGGACGCGGCCGCGACGGTCGTCAGCGTCGACGTCACCGCGTCGGGCCGTTTCCTGGCTTCTACCACCCCGCTGCCTGAGGGGTGCCAGGCCGGGGACTTCGTCTTCGTGGTCCCGGTGCCGTGAGCCCGGTCTGGTACGCCCACCCCGACGGGTACCTGCGCGCGGGTGGGACGGGTGAGCTCGGGCCGGCGTGGAGCGACGTCCCCAAGATCGACGCGGCCGGGCGCGCGGCCCTGGACGCGGCGTGCGTGGCGGCCGGGCAGATCACCTACGTCCCCTCTGCCGTGACCACCGGCCTGCTGCCGGGCACCGGCCCCCTGAACCTGTCCCCTCTCGGGGATGGCACCACCGAGGTCGCCGCGACCTGGGGGCCGTCGGCCCTGTCCGAGCGCATGGTCTGGGGTCAGCTCAAGCCGAGTGCCGCCGGTGCGTCGTCCATCGACAACTCCTGGGTCGCCGGCCCACGCCCGGACATCGTGGCTGCCAACCCGGCATCGACCGGGTACATCCGGGAGACGTCCAACCTGGCCAGGGTCTGGGCCGCTACGAACTGTGTGTTCAACGC